GCCTATTAGCTTCATGGCTTGCTGTGTTTGAAGCTGTAATTTACTGCTTGCTAATTCTTGAGCATTTTTTAGCTTACGATCATCTTGCAACACTGAAAGTCGGTTCTGTAATCCCTGCTGTATATTGCCAGCGTTGGGATTGCCACTCAGCCCTGCAAAGCCTGATGCTAGGTTTAAACGATTTTCTTTATCACCTAAATATGTGCCAATGTTGTCTAATAATCCCATTTTAGATACCTAGTCCTAGTGTTAAATAATCAAACAGACCAGGCTCATAGCCTTTTTCTGTTGAATTAACGGCTGGTGCGCCACCGACTGCCGATAGCAAATACTGCAATGACTGTGCTGGTGCGCCAGTGTAGCCAGCGTATTGATTCTTGCCTGCGTTAATAAGCTGTTGTTGTAATGCCTGCTGCATTGCGCCTTGCTGATCCATGCGGTTCTGAATGGTTTGACCCATGCCAAAACCAAGGTTAGACAAACTGCCTAATTGATTGGCTGCGTTTAAACGCTGTGTGGAGCCTGACAAGCCTGCTGATTGATTACGCACCTGTGCATCACGCGCCATAGTCTGTGCGTTCTGATAGCCTGTTTGACGCAATCCTGATGCTGTTCGTGCCGCTTGATCTGCAAAGGCCCGATTAGTCTCTGCTTCTGCAATACCCTGCCGTGAGCCACCATATGCGTTAGCTGCGCTTGCCTGTGCGCCACCCACATTCTGAGCCATTAATCGGCTGCGTTCTAAATCTGCTAGTGATTGGTTAACCACCTGAGTTTCATAAGGGTTTGTATATTGCTGCAAGTTAGCTTGGCTGGGTGCGCCAATAGCCATAGGCCGATAGCCTAGTTCGCCTTGTGTACCCATACCTGCTTGTTGGATGCCGCTTGCTGCTGCTTGATTGACGTTAAAACCGCCTGTGGGTGCGCCTGCCATAATATTATTCCTTATCTTGTGATTTTAACGACCAAACCTAATAGCATTGCCATTTCCACTTCTAATAGCATTGCCATTTCCACTTCCAACTGTGCCACGGCTTTGTCCTCCTGTAGTCGCTCTTTGACTTGCGCCTTGACCACCACCACCACCATTAACTGTGCTTCTTTGCGCTGCTGCTATTCTTGCTTGCTCTGCTGCTGCGGCTCTTGCGGCTTCTATAGCTGCTTCTTGTGCTGCTGCCTGCTCCCTTGCTATACGATCTGCATTAATCTGGGCTACTCTAGCGTTTGCCTGATCTATGCTAGCTTGCTGTTGAAGTGAATATGAACCATCAGCAGCAGGCGTTAGCTCAAGCCTTGCTCTGTCTAAAGCTGTACCATTTAAAAGTCCACCTGATACATTATCAAGGGCTACAGCATCATTATAAAAATCAGGAGGTAGTATTGCAGGAACAGCGGTTGAATCTGGTAGGTACATATCGCCACGTTGAGCATAATCCAAAGCTAATTGATTTTGATCATAGTATTGGTCTGAAAATTCGCCAGCAGTTTGTCTAGCTATACGATTTAATCTATCAGCCTCTTCTCGCGCATATTTTGCTTCGCCTCTAGCTGCACCCTCATTAATTATTCGCATAGATTCTTCTGGTGTCATTGATGACTTCATAATTTGCGAAAATAAACCATCTTCAGGATTTGGAGTAAACCCGTCTGCTAAACCCTCGCCATAATCAAACAAACTTTCAATCGTGCCAATACCTGTAGCACTTTTCAGAAAATTACCTACGTTTTCACCAAAACCTATGTCTCTACGACCTGCTTCACCAAAACTCATATCGCGGTAGTCAATTACACCATCACCACTAATGTCTTTAGTAGGCATTGAATATTTGTAAGGATTGTATTCACTGTTTACGCCAAAATACTCACCATCGTTATTACCATCACGACCAAAAGCACCTGTTCGGTTTAAATGAGCAATATTTGCGTCATTACCATAAGGGCTGTTGCCATTACCACCGCCTGTCATAGCTACGGGGCTGGCATTGCCATAATTATTGCGTGAACGTGCGCCTGTAAATGGGTCAATAAACATATCAGCCATAGCGTTATACTGCGCTGGTGCGTTGGCAAATAAGTTATCTAATGATTGCTCATACAAAGGTGCGCTTGAGTAACCTTGCACACCGCCTGCAAAAGTTTGTGCTTGTGGGATTCCTGCTGTTCCATCAAAGCCTTGTGGAGCTAATCCAAACGCGCTGGCAGCGTTTCCAGTAGAGCGCATGCTTTGCTGTTGCATGGGTGAGAAAGCAGCTACATCAGGGCCGTAATAAGGCACATAACCAATTTGGGATACGTCACGCGCTCGGTTGATGTTTTCTCGAACAGCATCTTCTAAATATGCTGGTATTTGTGTGCTTTGTGAAGTTGTGCCGCCCTTAGACATATTCTAAAACCTCTTTTCTAATAGCACTAACTGGGATTTCCAGCCAATGTCTGCTAATGCTTTTGACCAGCCCTTACGACCACTCATCGTTAAACTTTCACACTCTTGCGCTTTTGCCCACGCAATCACATCACTCTGCATACCTTTAATTTCATCTAAATTTCCACCGCCTAGAAACACATGCAAAACCTTCTTTCTAGGGTATTTAGTTATTTCAGTAACCAGGCATGAATTTTCAGCAGGCCATAACTGCATCTTGCCCTCAACGATAGCGGTCACAATGTCTTCATATATATGCGTACCACCACTGTACTCTAAGGCCGATTCAATCCAGCCTTTGCAGCGTTGTAGCTCCGTCACCCGACAATCCAAGCACTAGCGTTTCTAAATACGGGTATAACCACCGCACCGCCACCACTTACCGCAGAGCCAAAACTAGGCGAGGCTGCATCAGTCACATAAGCCCGTTGACCAACCACACCTGTAGGCAATGCCGACACTGTATAACCACGCGCAATCTGAACAGGCACATAAACACCATCTACTGAAACAACAGGGTATTCTCCAGTTTGATTCCACAGCAATACACCATCTTCTGCTGCTGACTCGCCTGCGCCACGATGACGTAAAGCACTGCGAGTTGTAGCCAACCAAACCGATGTTCTTTGCGCCCATTGCAGCCAGTTCAAATTAATTAGCTTTGGTGGTTGATCTAATATGCTCAACGTCTGCCACCTTGGATAACTTCCAATCTATTAATACCAACACGCCAATCATCAGCGTTAACCCCTTCAATGCGTATCCTGACTTGTCGCCCAGTAAAACGTAGGCTAGTGGGGTTAGCCATATTGAAAGGGCCAAATGATCTTTCCACATCGTTGGGATAGAATCGAGTTTTGAAAGTTGCGTCAACATCACCTTGGGTTTTCTCATCGGGTATCATCTGGGTAACGCTCATTACGTTATCGCCATTGCCCATAATTATTGGGCCTGATTCTGCAAATGGTTCGCCACCATCGTAGTTAAAGCCAATTTCATGTTCGTATAATTTCTTGTCAGTAGCAGATGCAATAATAGGTTGGCGGTATACGCCTGCATCAACGCCTGATGTTCTAGCTAAAACGCCTATAGCCCATGTGTTATCGTTATAGTTAAACACGACATAGCGGTTATTCTCGTTAGAGTTTGCAGATGGATAGAACCACCAAATTTCACCAAAGTTGGCGTTGGATACGGCTGCTACTTTACTAATCTGACTGTGGTTAATATCAGAAAATACATAGTCTGCTACTTCACAATTAACTTCGCTAACCGCACCACCACTGTAGGTATAGAATGAACGGCTACCCATCCAAACAGCACCCTTATCTACAACAGCCACCGCTTGTGTCGATACAATTCCGCAAGACGTGCCAATACGCTCAATGCCAAAAACGTAGGGTGGGCCAGAGTAAGTAGCCACATGAGCATCAATGTCGGTCAGTATTAAGGCTTGGTTCTGAACTCGCACACCACACTGAATACGGCCTGTTGTCTGTAACTCTAAACTACCAGCTTCATTCGTAGCGGCTGGTGTCCATACTGTATTGTTTTCCCTATCAGACCACTTTACCAGGCGAGGGTTGCCGCCAGCACCAAGGCACATTAAGAACCTTTCTTCTGTGACTAAAATAGCCCTATTACTGACGGGAGCATTAGCTACCACAGCCGCCTTTGTTGAAGGGTTTAATTGCCACTCATATACCTTGCCGTCTGTACTTGAGCAAGCGACTAGAAATTGCCCGAATGAATCCATTGACCAAGTAGTTGCTGGCGTAATAGTTACAGATTCTTGTCTTGCTGTTCCGTAATATTCTCGACCATAAAAAGCTGTACCAAATCCAACAGGGTTAAGCGCGTTTTCATTACCAGCCGTTAAACCTACTGGTGTTATGTCATATTGAACGCCTGCGCCACTGTAAGCATATAATTTATTATAGCTACCAGCCGCAATCCAACGATCAGCATTATTAGCAATCCAAGACTTCATGCCGCGCACTTGCCCTGCACTAGCGGTATCGCTGCGAGTACGCCAGCCACCAATGGGCCGCAATGTATTATCAAACCAGCGCACCAGGTTAGAATCACGCCACCGCCCTTGGCTTTGCAAGTCAGTGCCGTTACGATATACCCCTGCTGGTAAATCTAGTGGAATTAGAGCCATTACTATTTAGC